GGCTGTTCCAATGCAGGCCGATGTGCCCGGAGTTTGCGGCGACCGATGTGGCTACAAAGGTGCCACGCGCGTTAGCCTCAAGGCGGCTGGCGTTCGTGTCGGGCAGGAGCGTCCGACAGGCCGCGCATTCGTAGGTCGTGCCGACGCTGACCTTGTGCAAGTCCCACGTGCCGGTGGCCTTGGCATCCTCGGGGAACCTGATCTGCTCCCAGACCCACGGCTGAAGGTGGTCGCACTTCGGGCACCTCATGTTCCAGTCACGTTGGTCGGTCGTCTCGTGCAGCTGATGGAACTCCTGCCCAGCCCTTCCGCCCTGGGATAGGAAGATGCGTTTGCCCATCCAACCGAACGCCGTCACGCGCGCGCTCAGTTCGGCCAAGTGTCCAGGCGGTGCCATCCAGCACTCGTCGGCGATTGTGTAACGCAGGGACAGGCGCTGAAGGTTGGCCTCGTTCCAGATGCCGCGGCAGTAGAGCGTCATGCGGTCGAAGTCCGCCGTCGTCGAGCGGTCGAGGTCGTCGCCCGAAAGACGCGCCTTCACGGGCGGGCAGTTGTTCCAGACCGGGCGGAGGTAACGCAGGGCGAAGTCCTTGGCCTCAGGGTCGGTGGCCTGAAGCACCATCGTCGGCCCAGGAGCGTTGGCGATGATGTGACAGGTGAGCAGGCGGGCGAAGAGGGACTTGCCCGATTGGATGCTGGCCAAGACGGTGAGGAGTTTGGTCTCAGGATCGGCGGCAATGCGTAGGGCTTCGGCGACCCAAGGCGTGCGCTCAGAGCGGAATGGCCCGGGCATCGGTGAGTCAGGGATGGCGTGGACGTTGGACTCGAGCCACTCGACCACGTCGCCCGAGTCGGACGGACGCAGCACGTCACGGCCTACGCGGAGCAAGTCGGCCTTATTCATCGGTGGATAGGTCGGCCTTCACGCGGCGCACCCAAGCCTCCAGAACTTTTACGGCCTTCGCCGGGTTCTCGGGGTTACATCCTTCTGCGACATCGAGGGCCAGCTTGTCGAGGCGGTTGACGATGCCCGCGGTCATCTCGCGCATGGCCTCGGTCGCTTCCTTGGCGGAGATGTAATCCTTAGTCAGGATGAGCCGACGCTCCTGCTCTTCCTCGAGGGCGACGAGCGTTTTCAGTGAAGCGTTATAACTCGACTGATACTTCCCCTGGTTAGGGTCGCCCCCTTCCATCGCCGCCTGCCAGACGCCACGCGCCCGACTGACCAAGGTCCGATGTTCGCTGATCGTGTCAGCCAGGGAGCCGTCATCGAGCTGAGCCGGTGCGGCCTTGGGTGCCGCGGCCCGCTGCACGTTCGCCCGGGCTTCCCGCCACGCCCGAGCCGCGTCGATGCTGTCGGTCGGCATGCCTTCGCGTCGAAGGACCGAGATGCGTTGCGCTGTGACGCCGAGCGCCAAACCCAGTTCTGAGTTGGTTAGAGGCATGTTCCTGAACTGGTTTGCTCAACCCCAATATTGTTCACTTCGACCATGCACTTTTCTTTCGTGGTGTCGGGCCACGCGTGACGTAGGGGGGGGTCTAGGAGACTCCTTAGAGGGGGTATATGGGCCGTTTTCATCGCTTGGGCGTGGCAGGGGGAGGGGGGCTAATCACCTTATTCTTGCCGCGTCTGGCATTCACGTGAGGAAATAATCCGCACGCGTCAGAGTTCACAGTGCGCTGGATTTCCTTAGCCCTGGCACGCATCCAGAAGTGAGAGCGGCCATACATCTTCCCGATCAGGCGAGACGACAGACAGCCGGGCAGACTGAGCGCCCATCTGATGAGCTCGACGTGACGACGGAAGGCGAAGTTGTCGGTGCAGGCCAGAGCATCCATGAACCCCTTGAGCATGACGCCCACATGATCGCGAGAGATGAACGCGTCGACCTCTTCGCGTCTGCCGATGTCGGTCGGGTTGAACGCCCAGTCTGGATGATTGGCGTCGATGTTGAACACGTGCCGAGGTTGCGCCATCTCAGCGTATGGCAGCACGCCGTTCTCGCGCATCTTCTCCTGGACCTTCTTCGGTTGAGCGAAGAACCAAGCGTCAAACGACTTGGCCTCCTTAGCCGGAGCCGTCAGGTCGTTGAGCCTAGCGCGTGTCACGCGTCACAGCGTCAACTATCTTGACGGCGGGGCAAGTGGCAAAGGTTAAGCCTTGGTCATGTTAGTCCATAAGCCAGTGGTCTCGTCGTACTTAATCTTTCCGTATATCCTCATCTTCTCAATGAGTGAACGGACCTTGACATGAGTGTGCCCTCCCATGCGGAGTTTAAACTCACTTACCAAGTTAGCCTTGGTCATGCGAAGAGGCATAGTTGACAACCAATCCACAAGGGTTTGCCTTCTGGTCTTAGCCTTTTCTGCGGTAGCCTCGCCTCCAGCTGCGCAGCGCCTTACCATACCTGGCCTATCGTTCAGCCATTTCTCGGCGAACTTCTGCTTCTCAGCGATCAGGTGCTTCCGACGCGCCGGGGTCAGTTTACGTCTTCTCGGCCGGCTTGGGTTACTCATGGCGGTCAAATTGCTTGCAGAAAAACCGCAGGGCCGAGCGAGCGTTAGCGACGCAAAGGCATCTGCGTGTATCATGTAGGGAGTATATACTCCCTACTGATACTATGTTGTCTTGCGAGTTGTCTTGCAAGTTGTCTGGTCGGGTGGTCGGGTTCATGGGTCTGGCTTGGCTTGTAAGGCGTTTTGATTGTTTAGGGCGGTGCTACCCCTCAGAAGGCAGGAGACTGCCCAGAATACCCCTTTGCGGGGCTGGAAACAGCATCCTGCTGGACTACCTCGGCTTGGGGTTGGGCATACTCCCACCTGATGACCTCTTTGTCCGAAGAGTGGCGAATATTAATCTCGGGCTTAAACTGACCTGCTGAGTCCTTGAGACCGGCACGGCCACGGCGCTTGGTCAGGCCGAACTTGTAGATCGGCTCTTCGCCTTGGCATCGGAAGAGCACGGCGACCTCGCGGAACCAGTTGGTGAACTCCGAGGAACCTAGGCCCGCGTAGGCTAGGTCGGCGACGGTGTGGCCTTCCTTGTCGGAGGCGGCCTTGGGCTTCCCGGTGTGGTGCATGGCCACGAGGACGGCGCCCGTCTCGAGGAGGATGGGGGCGAGGTCATGGCGCAGGAACTTGGACGCCTGCTCCTGATCGGAGACGTCGATGCCCGCAAAGGAAAGCAACGGGTCGATGAAAACGATGTCGGCGCGTTGGTCGATGATGAGCTTACGAAGGGCGGCGGTAAAGGTCGTTCCTGTGGAAACGGTGTCACGGAAGATGGCGAGGTGATCGCGTAGGGTGGCCTTCTCGTCGCTGTCTAGGTATGCCCCGGCAATTACATCCTGCAAGGCTTCGGAGATGTCGCCCGCGTCGTTCTCAGCCTGAAGCACTACAGCACGAAGAGGCTTAGTAGGCTTGATGCCGAAGAAGTCACGGCCCATACACCAAAGCACGGCGGCCTGCATCATCAGGGACGACTTGCCGGTGCCGGACTGGCCGACGATGAGCATGGAGCCACCTTTGCAGAGCCATCGGTTCAAACCAAGGACGCAAGTCGGGTCGTCCTTGCGCTTAAAAGACATAAGCGCGTCGAAGTCCATGCGCTGCGGGCCGTGCTTTGCCTTCCGCCCCTTGCGCGTCTCGGCGATGGTGGCATAATGGTCGAGCAGGGTGTCGGGGTCGGTGGCCTGTTCGGCGGCGACCAGGGCACGGCGGAGGATGGCCGCGTCCGCGATCATGTCGGCGTGCTCAAGGCGGAAGGCCGCTTGGCCTGCGTCACTGACCAGGAGCGAGACGGTGGCCTCGGTGACCGGGCTGTTGACCTGGCGTAGGCGCTGGGATACTGTCAGCTCGTCAGGGGCGATGCCGTCCACGGCCAGCGAAAGCATGGCGGCGGCGATGTCTTTATGGGCGGGCTCAAAGAAGTCGGAAGGCTGGAGGTCGCCCGGTAGGTGGGCGGCTTCGCGTAGGAGGACGCCGAGGAGGTGGCGTTCCGCGGCGACGTTATTCGGCGGGATCATGGAAGAGAGGGTTGGGGTTTGTGGGCGTGGGTGCCCGTGGTCAAGATGCTTTGCGTAGGATGCGGTCTAGGTCGGCCTTGCGGTAGTAGGGGACGCTCCGCGGGTTGCGGAGGATGCGGACAGGGAGGGCCATGCCGTCGATGCGGTATTGCACGCCGCGGACGGTGCGCCGGTGCTTGTGCGCATACTCGGAGAGGGTGACCCATCCCTTGGGGGCCTTGAACTTGTCGAGGGCTTCAGCTGCGGCCTTGGCGGCGGCCCAAGTCTTGAACCTGGGCGACAGGCGATAGATGAAGCGGCCTCGGCGGATGGTCTTCTGTTCAGCGAAGCCAGCCTTGACGATGCGGGCGAGCGGCAGAGAGACACCGGCCCGCGTCTTGTATCCCAGGAGGCGGACGACCTCATTGGTCTTGTGCCAGCCTTCGGGTGTGTCGTCGGCGTTGATCGCGGCGACGAGGGCGTGGGCATCGAAGCGCTTCATCGGGCCTTCGGTGTGAAGACCTTGAGGTCAGTTGTCCAGACCCAGCGGGAGCCAACGCGGTGTACGAGCCAGACCTTCCAGTCCTTGCCGTCGACCCAGCCGGCGGCGAAGCCTGAGCCCCAGCGGGAGGTCGCTAGGCGGTGTGAAGCGTAGGCCATGGCGTCCTTCTGGCAGAGACAGCCGGCGGAGAACGCGGCGCCGCCTTCGGCCTTGGTGAGGTTAACCTGGGCGAGCGTGTGGGTGTGGCCATGAATCAGAGCGCCTCCGCGGTCGGCGTAGTGCTTGCCCTGCTCGGCGGTGGCGTTCAGGCCGTGGGCGTAGCCGTGGATAAAGGCGACCTGACCTAATCGGTATACGCCCTTCTCGGCATGGTAAGGCAGGATGGTCTTGGCTCCGCAGCTCTTCGCGGCGGTCTTGATGCGGGCCTCTAGGTCGGCGCAGTAGTCACGGACCAGGGCGGAGCCGGAGGTATGCTGGAGGGCTTGGGCGCGGTGCTCGTGATTGCCCATCAGGTAGACGGTGGGCTTAGTGCGTTCGAGGAAGGCTTCACCGGCCTCGATGTCGGAGATGAGGGACTCGGCGCCTTCGGCATCCTGTCCAGCCCCACGGCGCAGGGATCGGAAGTCGAAGCAGTCTCCGAGGTGGACGCGCACGGTCGGCTTGTAGTCCTTGATGAACTCGACCAGGGCCTCGACGGCGTTCTCGTCAGCCATGTCGCCGTGGTTATCACCGAAGGCGACGAAGCGGGTTGGTGTGCTCATTAGCGGACGTTGATGTAAGGGATGGGCTTGCCGGCGTCGAAGGCCGCCAGCATCTCGTCACGGCGCTTGCGGGCGGTCTCAAGGTCGCTGGCGATGTTCTCGACGATGTCCTTGCCGCGGCGACGCAGGCGGAACCAATAGCAGTCACCGAGTTTCTGGAGGTGGTGGTTCGGGTTCTCGGCCTTGATGTAGGCGGGCTTGTCGTTACGCCCGGTGCGGGTATACTTCGGGCAAGCCAGCAGGAAGGCCACGCGGTCGGGGGACAGGCCGACCTTGTTCGCCCAGCGCAGCGTGTCGGTGTTCAGAGTTTCCATGAGCGGGCTAGGTTGCGGCCTTCGGTCATGATCGCGTTACGCGAGGACGGCCTGAAGATATACTCCTGGTCGAACAGGTGGGACGCACGTATCTCGGCGATGCTGTCGAGCTCTTCGTCGTTGGCCGGACCGACCCCAGCGGTGGCGACGTAGATGGTGCGGACCTTCCAGCCCTTCTCCCAGAGGATGTCCTGGCAGACGCGCAGCTCGTTGACGTAGCGCCAATCGGAGCAGACGACCGTCTCGGGGGATGGTTGGTCGTGGTGCTTCATGACCGGGCACCAGTTGGCGAAGTGGCGGGCGAAGACGTCCCGATCCATGCGCCGTGCGAACTTGCCCGCGTGGACGAGGAAGTCGCGGTTATCGACCTTGAAGTCCTCCTTGAAGAAGTCCCCGTCAAGGCCGAGGTAATCCATGTAGTGGTTCGCGGCCTCCTTGAGGGCGTCAGCGAAGTTGATGTGTTCGGCGGGCCGCTGAGACCACTCGAGGATGCCAGAGGCGAGCGTGTCCTTGCCCGCCCTGGCATAGCCTGCGATCAGGACGAGCGTCGGGGCGGACATCGGCGTGGGTGCTTCGGTCACGGGATTAGAAGGGGACGCCTTCGGGGGGCAGCGGCTCTTCGGGGGCGGTCGGCTTCTGGGAGCCGCGCGGGTAGGTCATCTTGTACTTATACTGAGGCTTACCCTGCCACTCGCCGTTGGCCTCGACCTCGACACCGACGAGGATGGTCTGGCCGCAGGCGGGGTCGAGATACTGCATATATTCGGCAGGGGTCGCGTCCAGACGGATCTCGTTGGTATACTTGCCGGAGAACTTGCCGACGAGCATGGCGAGGGCCTTGCCGTATTTGCTGGAGAAGTTCTTCGACAGGCAGAAGCCCTTGTCGTCGACGAAGAACAGGCGGCAGGACGTGGTGCCGTCCTCCCACTGTTTGACCTTCTCGAACTTGGGCTTGATGAGTTTCAGCTTGTAGGTGCCGTTCGTGCTGATGGACGTGAGCGGGGGGCGGTCGTTGTTATCGGTGGTCATGGTATTAGGCGAAGGTTACGGTGTTGGCGTTAGCGATAAAACGCTCAAGGCATTCTTGGCTGCCCTTAAAAGCAATCAGATCATCAGCGTGAGACATTTCAGAGGGAGTCATTCCTTTGGTAATCTCGACAGCAGTCGGGGCACGAAGGTTATCAGTAAACCATTCGCCGGCCCGGCTGTAATTCTTAGCATACCAATCAAGCACAGACAAGAGCACCGGAGCGGAAGCATGATTATAATCAATTTCCGTGATGGCTACGGTCTTGCAGAACTTGATAGCGTATTCTGGAAACACCATGCAGAGCAGGGCGTCGTTAGTGACTTTATCGTCGGGGACTTTGTTGGTCTTAGTGGTCATGGTATTAGGCGAAGTTGATGTT